TATCCTCCGGGATATCCAGAAGTGGGAGCTCAACACAGGACGCGAAGAGACTGTGAAGAGGCTTAAAACCTTGAAACAGTACCGGCTGAACACGTATCTCGGACGGCGTGATTCTAGTTATGTCGCAAGACATCGCGACGGGTCACCTAAGGGGGCCTTCCGGTCCCTATGGCGCCTCGCCGGGAGAAAAGTGTTCAAAAATGTGTGGAACTGTCTCATGGTGTATTCGGCTTACGTTGAGCCGAAGATTACCAAGCGCCAGTGGGCAAAGTTCGAGCGTGGAGTCACTCGGGGTCCCGTGGACCCTAGGAGTAGCGTAAGGGCGCAAACCTACATTGACAAGGGGATAGAGTCATGGATAAAGGCTGGGGTAACGATCCCGACGCCTCCCGACCCTGTTGGGGGGAACCTTGGCACCTACCCAGTGAGCGAAGCGAAAAGCTTTCCGGTTAGTACTTACAGAAGTAAGCCTCAACCCGATGGCCTGTACGATTCAGCGAACTGGTTCATCGTTCACGATGACGGTACGTTCGTTTGCGATCATGCTGATATCTTCTCCGCTGTCTTTTGGGAGATGAATCCAGATGAGGACTTCGAGACCTACGTGAGGCAACTCATCGAATGGTCTGAAGAGGCTGTGGATGGTGATGATGACATAGTCACCGTTGCGGGAAGGCTGGCACTCGTTCAGGAAGAGGGGTGTAAGGGCAGGTTCATCGCGAACCCTTCCAGTGCGCTTCAAGCGGCTGCTCTACCTTTATACCGATGGTCAACCAAATTGACAAGGCGTCTCCCTGGAAACTATTCGTTAGACCAGGAGGAGGGCATACGTCAAGCCCAACGGCTGTTACGGTCCCATGGTATTGCGTTCTCAATAGACCTAGAGGGCGCTACTGATAACTTTCCACGAGAACTAGTTGTGTACACCATGCGCAAACTAGGTGTCTGCGAGTCGTGGTGCACGTTCTACGAGGACGTGTGCAAGCTTCCTTGGTATCTGCCGAAGGAATTCGGTTCAGTTACAGACTGCCGCACAATAAGTTGGACGCAAGGCCAGCCCCTGGGTTGGTTACCAGTGTTCAATCTTGCTCTGTGCATCTCATTAGGCGCCCTTGTCGAGGGCGTCTGCTCACATGCAACTGAAGATGTGGGCTACAAGGCAGGAGACCTATGCGTCCGGTGTGGCGACGACCTCGTCATATTCGACCAGGAGTCAGGTGAACTGGCGACGGACCTCCTTATGGACTTGGGCGTCCCTGTGAGCGCGTCAAAAACGCTTATCTCGGACAGGGCTTGCGAGTTTTGCTCTAAGTTGATCACCACCAAAAACGGAGTGGTACCCGGCTACAAGTGGAAGTCTATTACAGACGACAACTTCTTAGACTTTGTTCAGAGAACCGGACGGCGAGGCATTTCCTTGCTAACACGACAACAACGAGTTGCCCTTCGCTGGCTAGCACCACTGCCTGAACCGTGGGGTTTAGGATGGAATAGGAACGGCATCCCAGCCGTAGACCGTTTCAACAGTTTTAAATCTGCTGGTCAGCCTACCGATGCACTTACTAAGGGGGGACAGCTGATAACTGCTGGTCTCTCCAGGCTCGCCGCAGTAATGCGTAACGAGTCGGCTTTAGCATCGACGCAATATTCGTTCGTCGACGACAACTCCGACCAGGAGTTGCTAAATCTCATTACCAGAACCTTCGGCCCAGGACGCGATGCCCAGGTCTTCGGCCCGTGGTTAGCAGGTATAGTCCAACAAGTTCAGGACTTGTGCCGTGCGTTTGAGAAAATGGATCGAATGGATACCAACGACGCCGTCGTCAAGGTCTATTCGGCTATCGTCGAGCGGATGATGTCTTTGTTACCTCCATTCATTGTAGATGACCTTCAACCGGCCATCGAAGAGTACGGGATGGCGACCGCGCTTTGGAATTGGTACGAAAGTACCTACCGCCTCTTTAGCGAGGGGTCGGGGAACCCATACAAGGTGCATTTAACCACACTCTCACTCGTTGACCTAAGGGTCCGCGAGCTAGTAGGAGCCTCTCGGAGGCGCCACTGAGCGGAATTTGTCTTACGAGGGGGCTTGACAACCCCCCCGCTCACCAAAAAAAA